TGAGAAAGAAGGCATTGAACCAGATTCAGTTGGTTCTCTTGTTTCAAAAGGATTGAAAGAAAAAATTGAAGCAAATGCTAGAGAATTAAACTTCCTACCCAAAAGAGCCCAATTACCCATCTAAAGAAATACCTTTCAATAATGGAAGCAATTGATACCTATTTAATGTACTGTGCTTTAAAAGCACACTTTGGTAAAACTGATTATGATTTTGTTACCTATCATGGCAAAACTCGTATTAAACGAGATTCTTTCTACAAAAGAAAGGATAGGGGTTTCTTTGTCAAAATTTCACGAAAATATAAAACCGAAGAAAACGTAAAGAATTACTTTGTCTCTAATTTTATTAAAGATAGTAAGGGGTATGTGTCAAATTTTAGTGATGAAAACTATGAGGAATGGAAAGATAAACGAGCTAATTTCTACAATCAATTTACGTTAGAGATTGGGCCTTTTGTTAAAAACTTCAATCCTATCTTTTTTATTAAAGATGATGAACACCCTATATTACTAAAGGAATATCTTGGAAAAAGAGTATCTCTTGAAACTCTTATCATTCTTGACGAACTGGTGGAGTTTACTAAAACGTGGAACAAAAAATTATCTGAGGATTATATATGGCAAGACATCAAAAAACTTATGAATAATTACAAAAGGTTCTTGACTTTGGACAAGAATAAGTATAGAATACAGTTATTAAATCTAATAGAAGGAGTTTAACTAGAATGGATTTAGGCGAAGTTGTTACTACAGAAAGAGCAGAGATCGCAATTAAAGCGCTCGATATTGTTGAAGCAGAAAATAAGGAGCTAATGAAACGAGTTAAGAAGTTGGAATTTGATTGCGCTGAGCTATCAAAAACTAATTCTGAATTGGTTGAGCGAGTTAAGAAACTCGCAATGCGTACTCCGTCATGGCCAAAAGGATTTCGTCCTCAAGGTCGTAGGGATCACAATAGGAGAGATGACAGACGATAACTATTTTGCTGGTATAGTTAAACGGTATAACAGTTGACTTGTAATCATCAGTTTGAGGTTCGATTCCTTGTATCAGCACCACATCAAATTAAAAGAAAAGAGGGCATATCATGGTAACTAAAATATTAACACTAACACTAATTGCACCAAATAGAAATACGCCCAATAGTAATATGCGGTGGTTTGCTCTTGTTCTTGCATTGATGGGTGTTATGTTTCTTGCATCGGGAAGTGTTTCTTCTCAATGGATAGGTTGGTTGTTGTCTTTAATTGCTTGTGGATTTTGGGCAAATTTTGCAAGATTAGACAAAGACCCACCACGAATGTTAATGGAATTATTTTATCTTATGGCATCTATTTGGGGGATATACAATTGGATATAGAAGTAGAACTTAAAGATCATATGGGAAGCGACTTGTCTGTTGTTAATGCAGCAAGAGTATCTTTTGATAAAGAGTCAGAATGGGATAAGGGATTTTCTGGTGAAATTTGTGAAGGACTTCTTAGTCGTGGTGATAAACGACTTATATCTTATCTTGCAAAACATAATCATTGGAGTCCATTCGGTCATGCATCAATACAGTTTAGAATTAAAGCTCCTGTATTTGTTGCAAGACAATTAGTTAAACACCAAATTGGTTTAACGTGGAACGAAGTATCTAGACGATATGTTAGTGATGACCCATCAATTTATTATCCTGATACATGGAGAGCAGCTGCAACAGATAAGAAACAAGGTTCTGATGAAGAAAAGACTATAGAGTATATTAAGGATAGTTATCCCGAAACTGCTTATAGTGAGTATGATGAGGATGTTGGGGTTAGTTCTTTGTATGACAAGTCTGTCAAACTTGCACTTGATACTTATGACCGATTAATTGCAGGCGGTGTTGCACCAGAACAAGCAAGAATGGTTCTACCCCAATCTATGTTTACAGAATGGTATTGGTCTGGAACACTCTATGCGTTTGCAAGGGTTTGTAATCTGAGATGTAAACCAGATGCACAAATTGAAACACAATTAGTTGCAAATAAAATTGATGAAATTGCAAAGGATTTATTTCCTGTTAGTTGGGAGCATTTAAGAAAATGAAAGCTTTAGTTATTGGCAATGGTGAATCGCGTTCATGGTTCAATCCAAGTAAAGATAATGAATTTGTTACATGGGGTTGTAATGCAATCTATCGTGACGGTGAAGTAGACAATCTTGTTGCGGTTGATTATGCAATGCAACAAGAAATTGTTGAATCTCAATATCCACTTAAAAACAAATGTTGGTTTACAAACTGGTCTACTGTTCCAGATTTTGTAGCAGACACAATGTTCATGGGGTATGATATACCTAAGTCTTTTATTCATTATAGTGGGAATAAAACTGACAAGTGTGTCATCTCAGGTAAAGACCCTGCTACTCTACAAGAAAAAATTGATACAGTTATGCACATGAATCCAGATTTGGATATAAAAGACCTTCGTATGAAAATGGAAAAGGATTCTGGTGTTTGGATTACCTATGTCACTGGTAATGAAAGAATTCGTTCTGTTGTGGGATATTTACATGGTTGGTCTGCGGGCAATACTGCATTACATTTAGCATGTAATCCACCTGAACTTGTGCCAAATGATAAATTACCTGCCAAACCAGATGAAGTTTATATGATTGGGTTTGACTTATCATCATACAATCACCCACTAAATAATATATACAAGGGTACAGACAACTATCTTCCAGCAAACGCAAAGGGATTTAATTCAGTAAATTGGATGAATCAGTTAGAAGACATTTTTTCTCAGTTTTCTGACACTACTTTTTATTGGGTAGACCGGCCAATAGTACCAGAGATGGGGCTTAGAAGAAACGTAATATATATTAATAAAGATGAATTATGCGAGGAGTTAAAAATAACATGAGTGGAGTTCCTATATTTCCAACTGGAATCGTAAAACAATACAGTAGTCCAATACCATTTCTTGATACTATTGATTTGGAGAAATTTTCATATGAAACATACAAGGGTTCAAAGAAACTAAGAACTCAGAAACATTTAAATATATTACTTGATCCAGCAATGAAAGATATTGCTACATGGATTGAAATGCAGGCAAAAGATTACCTAGACAACGAACTTGGTTTAGAGTATGAGGAGTTTTTCTTTTCAGAAAGTTGGTTAAACATTAGTGGTAAGGGTGGTGAACAAGGAATACACAATCACTCTAACTCAATCATTAGTGGAACATATTATTTAAAGTCAGAGGACGGACACCCACCACTTGAATTTCACAGGTCAAAGTATGACGGTGTGCCATTTATATCTCTTACTGAACACTACAAGCAGGGAAACTCAAACACAGCTTCTAAGTTAGCCTTTCCTTGCACACAAGATTCTATGATTGTTTTTCAATCTCAATTGTATCATGGTCACATACCAAATGATCTTGATAAAGAGAGAGTTGGACTTTCTTGGAATGCTCTTGTCAATTTTAGACAAGATGACAAAAGTATATATAGAGTAAGATTTGTTCAAGAAGATACTTGACATTTCTGATACAACTGTATATAATACTATATTAACATACGAAACATACATTCACATAAGGAGAAAAATATGTCGTTAAGTTCACTTAAAAAGTCTAATTCACTAGACAAACTGCTCGGAGCAGTCAAAGAAGAAAACGCACCACAAGAGAAGAAGTCCTACAAGGATGAACGAATCTGGAAACCTGTAATGGATAAAACTGGTAATGGCTATGCTGTTATTCGTTTCCTTCCAGCAGTTGACGGTGAAGATATGCCTTGGGCAAAGGTCTGGAATCATGCATTTCAAGGCCCAACTGGTCAATGGTATATTGAGAACTCTCTTACCACACTCGGTCAGAATGACCCAGTATCAGAATTAAATTCAGAACATTGGAATTCTGGTGTGGAGTCTGATAAAGAGATTGCTCGTAGACAGAAACGTAAGTTGCAATACTTCTCTAATATTTACGTTGTCAAGGATGGCGCAAATCCTGAGAATGAAGGCAAGGTATTCCTCTATCGTTTTGGTAAGAAAATCTTTGACAAGATTATGGAAACCATGCAACCTGCATTTGAAGATGAAAGTCCTATAAATCCTTTTGACTTCTGGCAAGGTGCGAACTTCAAGTTGAAACTTCGTAAGGTAGACGGTTACTGGAACTATGACAAGTCAGAGTTTGAAGCACCATCACCATTGTTTGACAATGACGATGAAATTGAAGCAGTATGGAAGAAGGAACACGCTCTTTCAGAGTTTACTGCTCCAACAAACTTCAAGTCATATGATGAGTTGAAAACTCGTTTGGATATGGTTCTTGCTGGAACTACTAAGGTAGGAAGTGCAGCTGCAATTATGGAATCTGCTCCTGTAGCATCTCCAAAAGTTGATACTGCTCCTGTTCCTGCTCCATCAGTGACACAAGATGATGAAGATGATACTATGGATTATTTTCAGAAACTTGCAAACGAATAGTAGAGATACTAGTGTGAACAGCCCCCTACTGAGAAATTAGTAGGGGGTTTTTTATCGAGCGTAGTTTACTGCGTTGACTGTTTGGTTATTATTTGTCAAAGGTGTACTCATATGGGTTGCACTAGAACTTGAATTGTCGATAACACTAGTTGTTGGCGCACTAACTATTATTGGAGCTCCCTGACCAGATGTCTGAGCTAATTTTGCATCATACAGCTGTTTAGCTCTTGAGTCCATACGGTTTTCAAAATCTGGTTTACCAACAACTTTGCCAAGTGCATTTGGTTTAAGTGAGGATGATATCATAT